CCCGGCACCCTATTCATCACCTCCGATTCTCCCTCCCTCAGGTGGGGTTGGAGCGGTGGGTACTGGGACGGGTACACATTCACCGGTAGTAGGGGGATCGTTCGCCACCTTCCTGGAATGCGAGTTTCAGGTGGTCCCAGGGGAATGATCCGCAAGCTCAGCTATGACAACACAAACACGGTCCTGGAAGCAAGGCGTCGACCCAAGCAGCTGGTGGTAGACGGGGACACCTTCGATGTTCCGGAGCCCCTTCTACGGGGAATCCGGGACAAGGCACAGGCGATGGCCCTAGATATGGCCGGGCCTGGACAAAACTCGAAGCTGTCTACGTTCTACAACCAGAGATTCGAAAGCGTTGTGGCCCTGGCCCGAACGTGGATGTCTAGGGTGCACAAGATCCAAAGACGGGCCTACGGGAGAGTGCAACGCAAGCCTCACTCCCCGGGTCGAGTTCAGTGGCCGTATCATTATTCTGGTCCCCAAGGATGGAAGGTGTAAAGTGCCTGGAACTGGAACCGTAGTAGTCGAGCAGCTTACGGCCGAGGATCTAATGATCGGAGCGGGTGAAGTGACTGTGACCGCCCCGGCCTCAGGCACCATGATCGGGACCAGGATCAACATCACCACATTCGGTGTTGCGGCCAGGTATCTGATCGCCTTGGGTACCATTCCAGGTCAATCTAATGTATCGTTCAACATAGTGATGAATGGTATCCAACTCGGGATGCCGGTGTTGGCGTGCCCCGAAGCCAACCTGGGTCCGGACGTGTTCGAGATCGACGCTAGGGTGTTCGCCACGAATACCCTGCGCCTTTCGGTCTTCAACAGGAACGTGGCCGCAGCCGTATTAGGCAACGTATATTTCAACGTAGTGGCCCTCACTTTTCCGACAATCACCCCGGTAGAGGTATAAGATGAACACGCACCGCTATCTTCGAGGCTATGGGGTCCAGGAATCCTTCGACTTCCCCCTGATCCAGTGGAGCGCGACCAACGCCCTACCCCACGACTTCACGAGCGCGCCTGCGTTCGCGGCGGGTGATGTTACCATCTCCAAGGATAGGGGCGCGTACGCCAACACCACCAACAATCCTACGCAAGTTGGGGCGGCTGGCATCTGGACATTGGTTCTTACCGCTACCGAGATGCAGGCCAACGTGATTTGGGTCAGGATCTCGGATTTGACGGCTGCCCATGTGTGGGTCGATACCGCTCTATTCATCGAGACCTTCATTAGACTCCGCAGTATGGTCATCATCAACTCGAACGGTGATGCTATCTCCGCTACCAGCACGGGGGCCAATGGAGCCGGGTTGAATCTTGTGGGCCACGGCACCCAATCAGGATTGAAGTCCCTGGGTGGGGCTACTGGACACGGGGCCTACCTCAAGGGCGGGTCTACCTCGGGCCAAGGGTTGCTGGCAGAAGCTACTGCCGGCAACGACATCGGGGCCAAGTTCACAGGCCAAGGGACGGGGGCCGGCTTCCAGGTTGGGGGAGGGGCTACCGGAAACGGCTTCGAGGCTCTCGGGGGTGTCACCTCCGGAAAGGCGGCATGGCTCAAGGCTGTGGGCGGTGGAATCGGCCTGCACGTTCAGGGAATCGGGGCTAACCAGGGAGTATACTTCCAGGGCGGGGCTAGCGGGATCGGGTTCCAGATCCAGGGCGGGGTCACCAGCGGGATTGGTCTGGACATTTCGGCGGTCGCAGGGAATTCGTCAGGCATCAACATCATCGGCAAGGGAACTGGAAGCGGGGTTAGCATCATTGGTGGGGACAGCCCTGTGGGAGGTGGAACCGGTCTGTTCATCTCAGCGGGTGGATCGGCTAATGGACAGTACGGTATGCAGATCACCGATGGTGGTGGTGGAGACGCCAGCATTGGTCTGTCTGTTAGTGGACAGAAGGGGGCAGTCGTATTCGAAGCTGTCGGGTCTAGTGGATCGGACCACGGCCTTCGAGTTGTTGGTGGTGTTGGTGGTGGTGACGGGTTGAGGGCCGAAGTCACCGCAAACGAGGGCGCCGGCATCCACGCCATCGGAAGCGGCGCACAACCTGGGTTCCAAGCCACGGGCGGCGTCACCGGTGTTGGTGTGAAGATCCTCGGCGGGTCTACCTCTGGCGTTGGTATGTCCATTGCGGCGCAGGGCGGAAGCTCGTCTGGATTGTTCATCCTTGGATCCCTTGGTGGACACGGTATGGCCGTTCAGGGGGGAGCGAGTGGGCGCGGGGCTCACTTCATCGCGGGCGCTACCGGGGATTCAGGCGTCTACATTGAAGGGAGCAGCAACGAGGCTGCCCTTTACGTGAAGGCCACTGGGACTGGTCAGGCTGTTAAGTTCGAAGCAGCCGGGACGGGTCCGGGGTTGGACATCATCAGCAACTCCAGTCACGGCATGAGGATCATCTCTCTTGGTGGCAACGGCCACGGATTGCGTATCCTAGGATCGGGTTCGGGATCGGGTTTGTTCTGTGAAGGAGGTGCAACTGGGTCGGCTGCCCTGTTCAAGGGAGGGGCTACCAGCGGGGCATCCGTAATCATGCAGGCTGTTGGCGGAGACAGCATCGGGTTGTCCATCATCGGATTTGGTACACAGCCTGGGGTCAAGATCGTCCCTGGGGCTACTGGCGACGGATTGAGCATCTTGGGTGGAGCCACCTCCGGCATTGGAGTCCGGATCAACACCACCAGTGGACACGGTTTGCATATCACTGGGACGGCTGCTGGACACGGGGCCTTCTTCGAGGGAGGAGCCACGGGCAACGGGTTCTTCACCATCGGAGGAATCACCTCGGGCCACGGAGCCATCTTCCAGGCACAGGCCAACAACTACCACGGTTTGACTGGTGTGGCGGCTGGCGGTACTGGGCACGGGATCTTCGGCAACCCCGACATCAGCCCGGTAGCCGCATTCACCGAAGTTGCTCTGTCGGGATCTATCGGAGCACCCAATCCGGGCGCGGACACGTGGGGGCAACTCCTCAAGCGCATCCACGAGTTCTGCGTGGGTCTGGCAGAGCAGAGCCTGACGTCCCGAGTACAGTACGAGGACGATTCCGCCACCGTGATGGGAACGCAGTCCATCTCGGTCGTGGGTACCGTGACCACACGAGGACCTTTGGTTTAGTATGGAAGTCATTGACCGTCGGGACTTCTCCCTAGGGTGGCAACCGGGCCTGGATTCCCTCAACGGGGATCCTAGGTCCCTGCTTCGGGCAGACAACCTGGTACAGGATGAGGAAGGCATCCTGTCCACCAGGTTCGGTTATACCTCGATGACTACGCTTGCTACCGGCGAGCCTATCCATACTTTCATGACCGCGGTACTGGATGGGCAAAGGTTCCGATTTGCTGGGGCCGGGGACGACTTCTGGGTCAGCTTCCCGGGTCTAGGGGGCGGGTTCACCAGGCGCGACCAGTTGGTCCCCCAAACCACCGACCCCGACATCGCCATGGGCACTGGGTTCAACCAGGTTTTCTACGCCCGAGGGGTGAGCAAGCGCAAGTACGATGGTCTAGAAGTCGGTGGAGACAATGGAGCTGGAAACCGTAATTGGGGGATCGCGGCTCCGACTGGGGTGGCCACTGTCAGCATTCTGGATGCCGACGAGACCAGCTTCAGCAACTTCAACGACGGTGATGGGTTTGTAGCCGACGACGGCGAAATCCAGGTGGTGGCCGACAAGTTCGATGTGGACAATCGGGCTGTGGAGGTAATCCCGTCCGAGGCTGGAACCGCCACTATCACCAAAGACTACGGACAAGAGGTTGACTTCACCCTATACGACGGCGGACAGCGCGGAGTGGACGAAGACAGCATCTGCCTGTATGCATCTATCCAGTTCCCGGACCAGATCGAATACATCACGATGATGATTGACTGTAACGGGGACTCCGCCAAGCTCTTCACGGATGACTTCTACTACTTCGACTTCTTCCCCAACATGAACTTCGAGAACAAGATCGACCCGGCCCAGATCCTGAAGCCTGGAATGAGGGATCGCGGAGACGTCATCGGGTACGATCGCGAAGTGTTCAAGCAGAGGATTCAGCGGGGCACCTACCGCGACTACATCAACATCCGGCCTGGGACGGGGCCTTTTGAGAACAATGCGCAGTGGCAGCAGCTGCGGGTACATCGCGGGTCCATGAAGAGGTTCGGGTCTTCCACAGGCAAGGACTGGCGCACTATCCGCGCCATCCGCCTGGTGATCAAGGTCCGGGAGGATCTGCCTGATACCTCAATCTTCGGAACCGTTAAGTTCGATGATTGGTTCATCAAGGGCGGCGCCCAGCGCGCTCTAACCGGGGAGTACAAGGTCCGCTTCCAGTATTTGTACAATAGCGGGTTGTATAGGGCCAAGTCCCCGTTGTCGGATGAGTCCGAGGCCGTAATCGTAGAGAACTGCGGATTGCGTGCTCGAATCCCGGCCCCATCCGATCCACAGGTTAACGAGATCGATGTGTTCGTCATGGGTGGATTCATGGATCGGTACTACAAGTTTGCCACCACCACCCAAACCAGTGGAAATATCCAGGTCAATCTTGTCCTTAGTGACCGGGACGCCATCGAGAGAAATGAGTTCGCAGAAACTAACATCGTAGGACCGCCTGATGGAATCATCGACATCATCGCTCCCCACTACGGTAGGTTGATCGCCGTCACGAAGAGGGGTATTCATCCTAGCCTTGTGGGGGACCCGGAGTCCTTCAACCCCGGCCACGTAGCTCAACCCTTCGATAGCACCGAAACTATCGTTTGGGCACGGAAGATGGGTACCGGCATCGCGGTCGCTACCACTCGCGACATCTATGCCTACGAGGGGACCGGGGCCGAGAACATTGATGGCACTATCAACTTCAGGTTGCGCCCATTGAACACAGGGGCCGGGGCCGCATCTCGAGACTTTGCCCAGGAAGGTGACGCCCTGTTCCACCTGGCTTCCGATGGATGGCGCGTCTTCGATGGCGCCAGCTCCCGCCCACTCAAGGGATCCGTCGACTTGCTGTACAAGGGATACAGCCGGTACGGGGTCACTGGGGCTAACCTGGGAAGTGCTCCCGGACGATTCCGGTGTTGCATCTTCAACAACTACTTCTACTGCATGTTCTCAACCGATGGACCTTCCCCCGAGGTACACCGGTATGACATCAAAAACAACCTGTGGAATCGATTCATATACCCGGTAAGCATCAACCACCTGTACCGGGAGCCGGACGGTAAGATCCTGGCCGCTGGTGGTGCGGGTCAGGTGTATCAGATCGAGAACGGATCCACTGACGACGGGGCCGATATCGAATGGGAGTATTGGACTGCCTACGACAACGGGAATGACCCGCGCGTCAGCAAGGAGATGTTCGACTATCGCGCGTTTGTATCGGGGGCCAACCTGGTGGACCCTGTCCCCCTCAGCTATTTAGTGGATCTTTACGTGGATGGAGACGACTCCACCCCCGCTGCATCCCTCAGTTCCACCTTCACAGGTACCAGTGACTTGATCTGGCAGTCCCCCCTGACCGTTAACGATGCGGTTAGGAGCTTCCGCAGGCTGCAGAGCCGGGCCTCAGGATCTGGTCGCGTCCGTATATTGGGGTATGGGTTCACCTTCCGGCCCCGCCCCCTACCCATGCGGTTCTGGGATTCGGGATTGATCGACACGGGCTACAACGACATCACCTGGATCGGGCAGGTAGACGTCAAGATCCGTACCGACGTGGTGGTGGAGATCCAGATTTGGTTCGATGAGACCCTGTTCGGGACCTACGACGTCCCCGCGCTATTCGGGATCGCGCGGCCGTACACAGTCAACACCCCACGCAACTTCTTTGGGTACCAGCCCCGAATTGTAGTTAGGTGCAAGGGAGACACTGGAACGGCGGTGGTCGCGGATGAGGGCTTCGAGATGTACTGGACCCGATTCAAGTTCCGGGAATCCGGCAGGATCACCGACAAGTCTGCCATCACGGTAGTCCCCTCGGGGGCCTACGGCCACGCTAAGCAAGGTAAAGCCTAATGCCCCGCAATATACCCAACGGCCTGGATGAGACAACGCGCCGCGCTTTCACCAATGTGTGGGAGTACCTGGAAGAGCTGGAGTCCGGAAACGCTTCCTTGAATCAGCGCCGGTTCGCGTCGGCAGGACAGGCAGTAGGGCAGGACGAATTCGTTACCAAACAACAGCTGGAAGAGGCTATCCAGCTCGCCTCCGTATCCCCAACCGGGGTCCGCAATAAGACCCGTCTTGGGGGGTCCATAGGGCCGGTTCAAGGCGCGTACCCACCCCCTAATCACCCCATCGACTTCGGGTACTTCTATACCGACGGTAAATTCGGGGAGTTCTTCGATGAAGTATCCGGCTACACTAACATGCACTATGTGTGGGCCTACACCGGGTACGGTACCTCAGAGGACACCCGCGAGGAGTGGATCGAGAAGATGCGGCAATCAGCTCTTCGCGCGGCTGATGCCGGTAAAGTGATCTACTTCAACGCAGGCCAAGAGATTAGTGATGTGGTAGGGGATTTGCGTGATGTGATCTGGGCCATACGGGAGGCTTGGTCCAGTGTCAAGTACGTGAGTCTGGCTGATGAGCCTGAGAACGCTGGGTGGGGTGGGGCCAGCGAAGTTGATACTAGAATGCGTAGACTATTCGACGTAATCGAAGAGTTAGGTCTACCGTTTGGTGATATCAAGTTTGGGTGTGGGTTCACACATGACGCAGTTCTAGAGGGGGATTGGGTCGACGCCGAGACTCTGGACTTTGTGGGAATAGAGACCTATGTGACCGCCCCCGGTGGTACCGCCGAGCAGAACGCGGCCACTATCAACGGAGACATCGACGCGATGATGTCTAGAATCTCGTCCGACAAGTTCATTGAGATTGTACAGCAGGCATACGACCGTAACGGGTACTGGACCAACATCGACACCCTCACCAGGATCCAAGACGTGCCGTACTTGCGAATCAAGGACGAGCAACGGGTATTACTCATGAACCTGTTTTCGTATGGGCGGCAGGGCGGAACCCACGACCACCCCGAGTTGGCAGTGGTTCACCGCAAGATCTCGGCTGCGCTTCAGGGTATCGCGAGCCCGTTCAGCTTCCCCACCCAAGGGCGTAAGAAGGTTAGGGCTCGAGCCTATATGCGGCGGGTGGTGGATGCGCTCAACGGATCCGTGCACGCGAATCGAAGTATCCTGAACCCAGAGGGTGTGCCGGTATTGACCAGTTGGGCAGATGGTGTTACACTACGGGATGACGTACTGGCTCGACTGGCTACGGTGAGAACCATCAGGGCGCGAGCACACCCCTCGGACGGTCGAATCATCGAAATAACAGGAACTGGCAATAATAAGTTTCACGAGGCGTATTACGTTTTCGGACAAGATCTGTCGGCCCGAATCATCTACGCGTACACAGAGTCACCTAACAAGGTCAGGTAAAATGAAGTACTCTAACCCTCCGTGGATTTGTTTCGCGATCCTGGCGGCAGCGGTCCTCGATCGGTTGGCCCCGCTGGAAACCGGGCCTGTGGATATGGGCTTCGCGTGGGTTGCTGCGATTCCTTGGATCGCCTCAGCCGTGGGGGGAATTGCTGGGTGGTTGAAGAGCCGTAACCAGAACAATGGGACCCAGGCCACCGACAACACTAGCACCAGCGTCAATACCCCCACTCTAGACCCCAAGATGGCCCCGCTCCAGAGCATCGTTCTCCGGCAGGTGATGCAAAGATTGCAGCAGGGTGGCAAGGGGGTCGCGGCCGGAATCACCAATACCCGAATGTCTGGGATCAACCAGCTATTCAACAACATCGGGGTGACTCAGAAGAATACGCTGGCCGCGAACGGGATGATGAACGCGGGTGGGGGCAACCAAGCAGCAGGAGCTAAGATCAACCTGGACCAGGCTCGAGGCGGGGAGTTGGCTAAGGTTCTGGCTGACGAACCTATGCTGGAGCAGGAATCCGAGCACCAGAGCCTCAGCGACGCTATGGGCCTATTGGTGCAGGGCCGAGGGTCCACCACCACCACCCACACAGTAGGAACCGGAGTTACCAACGGTACCAGCACGACAGGGGGCGGTGTCGGAGGCGCCCTAGAGGGGGTGGGTGGAATCCTGGGGATGATGTACGCTAACGGCGCCTTCTCCCCTAAGGCAAAGCGCACTCGTCTATCCTCCTTCGACATCGAGTAAGAGGAGTTATGGGATTCACAGAAGCCTTCCTCAAGGGTCACGCCTCCGGTCTAGCCGCCAAGCAACAGCGAGAGCAGCATGAAGCAGATTTGGAGCGCCGCAAGCTGGAGCGGGACGAGTTGGCCCTTCGCATCAAGAAGTCGAAGCATGACGACGCTGTCAGCGACTATGAGCTGCGACGCAAGGACGCAGAAACCCAATACAGCCTCCTGAACGGATCAGGCGATCCTGAGGACGAGAACGCCCCCGAACCGGAGGCGGTGCAGTTCCCCTCCTTCAACAATCCCGATACTGGGGAGACGGTATCTCCTGGGTTCAAGGCTCAGCCCCTGTCCGCTCGCAAGATTCTGTCCTCCAGGCTCGCCGCCATGAGGCTGGAAGGGGCAACCAAGAATGAAACCGAGGCGGTTCCCGTACCTAAGGGAGTGGTGCCTGGCGTGGAGGGTAAGGTACACCCCAAATTGCTGACTGCAGCTACAGAAATGGCGCAGTCGCGTATGACGGCTAGCACCGCTGCTTCCAATCGTGAAAACGCGATGAATATCGCCGAGCTTCCCTATACTAAGATGGGAGGCAGTGGCGGGTCCATCGACCAAATTGCGGACGCAGTCCATGGAGGGCAGTACAAGATCACGGATGTACCCTCTAAGATGCGTACCCAGGTGATGTCATCTCTAGCAGATCGCGGTAAGGTAGTGATCCCGCCTAATGTGCGTGAGAAGCTGGACGCGTTCAATCCGGCCGTATCTGCGTTGGACAAGCTCGAGGTTACCCTAAACGCAGCTACCAATCCTAAGGCTGGAGCAGCTGAGCGGGCGGCAGCTCTTCTACAGTTCCGAGCGGAATCGTCCGGATTCACCCGCCTCGTGGGGCGGTCCCTCGGGGAGAAGGGTATGTTTACGGACCAGGACGCCGCCGCGTTCGAGCGCTTGATGTCCACGGGAGTTGCGGGGGCTGTGTTGGCACCCGATATGGCCAAGAAGCGCCTGTCCGACTTGCGCGACTTCATCGGCCAGATCCAGGAGCGCGAGATCGGGGAATTCTTCAGCCGGCAGGGGAACGCAGGCAAGGTCCCCGGTCCTGGCAATCTTCCCGCGAAGGATCCTGGAAAAATTCGGACTCGCCATAGCAAGAGCACTGGTCGGTCTCAGTGGTCCGAAGACGGCATCAAGTGGAATGAGGGCGTACCTCCCACGGGAGCGCAATAATGCCGCAGCCTATCGATCAGGAAGGCGACGTCCACGACTGGGAGGATGGTCCTCTCCCGGTCAAGCCTGTAGATCCGTATGGTAAGATCCTGGGTAAGGCTACCGGAATCAGCTCTCGCAAGGCCAACATCTTGGAGATCGCAAAGTCTTTCCTAGGTGGTGCACGCGAGTCCACCATCGACCCGATGGGGCACGCTATCATCCATCCAATCGACACCGCCAAGGCCATGGTTACGGGTAAGGGGTCCGAGGGGGCTGCTCGAATTCTACAGAGCGATGTGGATGCTTTGATCGGACGACCCACTACAGAACCTTCCTTCCAAAGAGTCCCCATTGTAGGACCGATGGTGGCAAGCACCTATGCGGGGGTGAGGGAGCCTCTCTCAGAAGCCTATAAGAACTTTGAAAGCGGGGATTACGAGCTGGGGGCCGAAAACGTCGGGCGCATGACTGGAGTAGTGGCTAACCTGATCGCCCCCGAGGCCATGAAGAAGAAGGCAGGTCCCACCCCTGACCAGATGTCGAAGAATCTGGCTGGATCTATCCTCAAGAAGACACCTAGAAACGTCCCGAAGTCTGCCCCCTTGGAGACTCCGTCTCAGATTGCGGCCAAGTCCAAGGGGGTTACCCCGAGCCCAGAGGAGTTTGCAGCTGGAGATCGTGCTGCAGCCAGCGTGAGGGAGAATCCCCCCGGTCCGTTGAAGGTGTCCCCCGAGGATTATATCAAGGATGTGGTGCGCGGGATGCTTGGGCGCCCGACCAAGGCGGCTGCCGCCAAGACCGAAGGCGCCAAGCAGATGTCATCCTCGTTGGCTGCGGCACGGGACCAGCCGTTTGCCGACGCATTGGCCAGGACCGACGCCGCACCCGCCCACGGGGATATCGGGTCCACCGTGCAGTTCGAGGGGAAGACCTACAAGGTATCAGGGGTGAACCCCCGGAAGGGGATGGCGTACCTGCAGGATGAGGCAGGTCAGGTCCAAGAGGTTCCCAGCACTGCCCTGGAGCCTGCTCCGACGCCCCAGACGGCTTCTCCCGTGACACGGGGAGCCGCCCCCGAACCTGCCGCCGCACCCGTGGGCGCCGAGGCACCCGTCCCCGAGGGAGCCTCCGTGGAGCAACAGTTCGGAGCGGCCTTGGAGAAGGCCAAGGGCGAGCCTGGACTGCAAATCCCCAACAAGCAATTCCCGGCCACCGTGTCGGAAGCAGGTAGGGTCAATCCCAACCTGAGCATCCCGGACAATCCGGATGTGAAGGTGGTCCCTCCGCCTGGGGACTTCCCGCAGATGTTGATGACTAGGGGCGAGCGTACCGGATCCAAGCCAATGCGGATGATGGAAGGCATGGTAGAGGGGTCCCTGCCTGGTGCTGGCCGATTCGAGGAACTCAGGCTGGCTCAGCAGAAGGAGCTAACGGGTGCCTACGCCGAGCGGGTCCTGGACTACGTCGGGAAGCGCGGAACCGCCGAGGATGTCGGACGCGCAACACAGGAAGCCCTGAAGGAGGCCAAGAACCGGATCAAGGCCCCTATCTACTCGAAGGTCAACAGGATGGGGGAGGGTGTCAAGGTCACCCCCACCCGCCTGAAGGTAGACTTCCAGGCTATCAAGGACGATCTATCCAAGGGCAATCTGAAGGTACCTCTGGGGAAGGACTCCACGCTACTCAAGGTGCTGGATACCGGAATCAACACCAAGGGCCAGGTGAGCTTCAACGAGCTGCGTACGTTCCGGTCCCAGATCCGCAGCTTGATGCCCAAGGTGAAGTCCGAGATTGGCACCGCTGGCGAAGCCCACATCACCCGAATGCTCGAGGCTGTGGATCGTACCATCGAGGCAGCAGCGTCCCGCAAGCCGGGTCTGTTCCAGGAGTGGCAGACCGCCCAGGGTAAGTGGGCCAATCTGCGTGAGACCTTCAACAAGTCTACAGCCGGCAAGATCCTGGGGGAGAAGGATCCCGGCAAGGTCCACCTGCGCTTGAAGACCGCGCCCTTGGAAGACTTGAGGAAGGTGCGCGAGCTGGTGGGTGACAACCAGTTCAACTCGATGAAGGCGCGCCTGCTAGAAGACATGATGACCAAGGCCACTGAGGGCGAGCTGCGCCCCAGCGGACCCGTCCTGGGAGTCGGGGAGTCCTCCTCCACGTCGCCCCGCTTCTCAGGCTCGAGCCTCCGCAAGCAGTTGGAGAGCCTGGGATCCGAGCGTCTCCAATCCATCTTCGACAAGTCCGACTTGGACAACATCTACAAGCTTTCGGACGTGGCCGAGCGGGTGGGGAAGAATGGGGCCTCAAGGCTGGGTGGATTGGCACTCAACCTACCTCTGTTGTGGGGTGCCGGCAAGACGGTGTCACAGGTGTTCAGTGGGGACTTGACCGGGGCTCTCGCAAGTGCGGCCAAGACTGGTGGCACTGCAGCAGGTACCAACATATTGGCCCGCGTGATGACCCGGAGGGGCGGGCCTACTGTTCTGAACAAGCTGGCTGAGGCTGTTGAGAAGGGCAACAAGAAGCTACCGGCAGGTATGCGGCTGAAGGTACCTCCTGCGTCCAACCGGGCTGAGGCCGCATTCTGGGCTCAGCGTATGGGATCCGTCCTCAAGAACGAGTTCTCCTCAAAGAGGGAGCCGGAACCCGAAGATTGGACCGAACCCACCGATTGGGTAGAGGGCCAATAACCGAGTCCCGGCTCATCCGGCTCTTAGCCGGGGCGGGATTAAGCGGGATGAGGTTCTTTGGTCGTACTGCCGAAACCCTTCTCGCCACGGCTACCTTCAGGGAGTTCTTTTACCTGCTCGAACCCCGCGTTAGCAACCGGGATGATGAGGATCTGGGCAATACGGTCACCCTCATTGACGTGGATGATCTTCTCGGTGGGGTTGTAGGCTAGGGCCATGACTTCCCCCCTGAAACCGGGGTCGATCACACCGGGACTGATCAGTAGTCCTAGCCTGTCGAAAGTACTGGATCTCGGGAGGATCAGCCCGAAGAATCCCTCGGGGATGGCCACCCGGATATTGTGCTGGATGCGAACCTTGCGCTTGGGCGCAACGGACACCCATTCGCTGACGATCAAGTCCCGACCCGCATCCCCAGCATAGGACGTGACAGGAGCCTCACACTTGGGCTTTCCGGGTCCGCTAGCCACGGGGGAGAATTCCACAGTGAGTTCGTGGTCCGGCTTCCTGACGGCCTTGGTGGGCTTGGGGCCGGCCTTTCCGGCCGGTTCGGGCTTCCTGCTCATTCGATCTCCTCCATGATTTGTTCACACAGCTCTAGAATCTCTTTGTGAGGTTTGTCCATCCTTGCGGCCAGCTCCCTGGTGACAGCCCCAAACAGGTTTTGGATGTGGGTGTATATGTCGTTATGCCTTCTCAAGGCATTATTGGAGGCATTTTCTCTGTTCCAGTTATTGAACCAGGTGAGAGTTTCCATCTTGTCGGCAATGGCCACCACCAGATCAGTATTGTTGAGGTTGAGAGCCGGATAGTGGTGCTTGTAAGTGCTGGGGATATCTCCCGAGTTGGCCTCTTCTATGTCGTGGGATAAGGCCCGCAGCACAACCTGGTTGGCCTCCACGTCCCACTCCAGCTTGCGGGCCAGAACAGACGCAATGGCCGCTACCCTGAAGCTGTGCTCACCCACAGACTGTTGACGCAGCATGGGGACGATTGCCCACCTAGGTACATACGTCAGGCGGGTCATATCCCCAAGCCAGGATCCTTCGTAAGCCACTATTCTCTCTCCTCTTCTTCATCTACGCCCTTGGGGGGCGTAATCTTGATGTACGTGTACTCCGACCGCTTGGTAGATCGCTCGATCACATCGACCGCCACCCCGTTCTTGAGCAGCAGACCCTTGTTGATGCTGGTGTTGGCCCCGTTGCACAGGCGGACCCGCATGTCGTCGACCATGCACAAGTCGGTCTTGTGCTTGATCAACGACACGGACATCTCAGCTGATAGCTCCTCCTCCTCCTCCTCCAGCTTCTTGATCTCGGCCTTCACCTCCTCCAGGCGCCTGGTCTTCTTCGCGAACGCGCTCGTCAGGCCGAACTTCGTGTAGGGCTCCGCCGGCTCCGCTTTCTTGGGCATCACCATCTCCTCTGTAGAACGGGTTGCGATACATCTCAGGACCCTTTACGCTAATCCCTACCCCAGTAGGAGGTAGAATAGCCTTGCACACGCAGCACATAGATTTGTGTGCATTGATGGATACTACCAAGCAATGAACACACTCGGACGCGTCTACGACTGCGGCCTCGGTTGTCATCAGTACCGCTGCCGATAGTGTGCCCTTGATCTTCTCTGCTTCACATCCTTCGCACGAACAGGACCCTGATGCTATACCATGACTCATTTCAGTTCTCCCCAGGTTCTACCAGTACCCCATCCGATCTCGATGGGTACCCGATACTTCCCAGAATCGGCCTTCATGGCCTGGATGATGACGGGTGTAACTAGATCCTCCACCTCCTCATCGAACTCGAAGATCATCTCGTCGTAGATCTGGAGCAGCGGCTCGATGTCGATGCCGTCTTCCCAGAAGTCCTTGAGGATTCCCCAAATTCGGAACATAGCGCGCTTCATGATCGTCGCGGCGCCACCCTGGATCTCGAACGAGTGCGACTGGCGGAGGGCCTCCTCCTTGATCTGCGACACTTCGCAGTGTACGCCAGGAAGAAGGCGGATGCGACCACCTTCGCATCTAGCGTATCCCTGCCGCTTAGCTCTACCACGAGCTGCTTCAATGTAGGCGAGTCCCCCAGGATAGATTTTGTACCAGTCCCGGATGATCTCGTCACACGCTTTTACGTCATAGTCGAATATCCCCGCCAGGCGCATCTGGTCATAAAGGCCAGAACCTGTGATACCCGTGATCACGCCGAATCCCACCCGCTTGGCTGGGTATCGGTGCTTCTTCGGGTGTACCTCATGCTCCTTGATCCCAAACATGCGCATGGCGGTCTGGGTGTGGACATCCAGACCCTCGTTGAACATGCGGCACAGATTCTCGTCCTGGCTCAGGTGGGCGAAGTACCGCATCTCGATCTGGTTGTAGTCGGCTGAGGCGAGCTTCTTGCCTGGGGAGGCCACAAAACCGTCTCTGATCCTACCGCCCTCATCTGTGCGGGTGGGGATCGCCAGCAGATTCGGCTTGGTCATCGAGGGTCGGCCCGTGGCGACGCGCGTGATCCGGATATTACCGCGCACCCGGTAGTCTTCGTGGTAGGAGGCGTGGATCGGGAGCTTGTTGCAGAATCGGTTCTTCATGGTCGCGAACTCGCGCCACTGGACGATGAGAGGTACTACAGGATGTTCACCCTTCAGGGCTTCGAGGGTCTTCGCGTTCGTGCTCGGCTTGCGGCCTTTTTTGGTGTACTTGACCGGGGCGAGTCGAAGTTTATCGAACAGGAGTAGGGCGGTTTGATCTGATGAGTTAGGATTAAGATACCCACCACCACCGTACGCTTCGATATCTTCACGGAGACCGTCCATGCGGTCGCTGAATTCTTCCCCAAGAGGCTCAAAGTACCCTTTTTTAATGAGTATGCCATTGGACTGCATCCTTTCGAACAGGGGCACCACCGACATGTCTAGGGCGTATACGCCCTCAAGATCTAGGGCCTCGAGTCTCTCTTGCGCCTTGGGATCGACCCGGCACGTGGCGTCCGCGTCGCGGCAGGCGTAGTGAATCGCCTTTTGTAGCGGAATTGCGTCGAAGGTGAAGTATGGCATTCTTCCGAATCGCTCTTCTGCAACTCCTCTAACAGACGGTTCAACATCCTCCCAGCGGTCGCGAGGATCCACTGGCTCTCCATCTTTATTTCGTTTGTCAACCTCCACATCTCGGACAATGTTGGACACCCGTCGATTAAGGCCCTGGGGCTTCTTGACCTTGTGGACCCCCTTAACAACATGGAGGATAGGGTCTGCCTCTCCCCAATCGACAGCATCAACTTTCTGAAGGAATTCCAGTGCGATGCGACGGTCCGCCTCTTGCGTGACTGACTCATAACTATCCATCTCCATGCAAGCATGGCGTAGTGAGGCCGGCTTGAGCCCCTGTGGCTCGATCCCGAGTTCGAACAGCTTGACCATAGTGTCGTCGATGTTCTCGGCATCTACCTCGATCCCCATGGCCCGGAGCACACCCACGTCGTGCATGGAGTTGTGGAATACGAGCCGGAGCTTGCGGGCCTTGCACAACTGGTCGAAATAATTGATCAGATGCTCATTCTTAGCCCTGATCATATAGGCTTGGCCCGGAACGTTGGTGAAGGTCAGGCACCACGGGTCCCAAGGCCAGCCCTCAGTATCAACCCAGATCTTACCGGACTTGGGGAGTAGGTCCCTGATCTCGGATACCGAGGTAAGCTCGATGTACAGGGGGTTGGGGTAGGCATCCCTGCGCGTCTGCGGGTGCATCTTCCCCTTGATCACGAGAGCGGCCTGCCCCAGGTCGTAGTCTGAGAATTTAAGACTCTCCGTACTATACAGACCCGCAGCCGGCGAGAAGCACGGGATGACCGTTACGGCGTGCCCGAGGGCCTGCCCCAAGATGGGTATACCGTGTACCGCCTCCATGTCCACATCCCCGAGGAACGTCCGGGTGGGGTTGCGCCCCAATGTCACCACGATAGACGGGTTGCAGGCGTCCAGCTCCCATTGGAGCATTTTCTCATCCCGCTTTAGTTCCTCTCTAGTAACGTGGCCTTCCTTCTCGGGCGGGAACTTGAGCAGGTTGGTGAAGAAGTAGTTAGACCGATCCAGGGACTTGGACCACAACATCGAGTCCATGATCGCCCCGCTCTTACCGGCCCATAGACGCTTGTACTTCACCTCCCAGAATCCGGGGTAGTCCCCCAGGAACACTACGTCGGACGGGATGGGGCCTTCACCCTCTAGCGGCTTCACCTTATCCCTCTCAAGATTCTCCACACCGCAGACGCGATCTTGGACCCGATCCCGGGAATCCTGGTCCACTCGTCCTCGTCCGCGTTGACCATGGTGTAGGCGTCCTCGAACTGCCGGGCCACAAACTTGCTCTTCTCCCACCCAATGAGGGGGAGTTGCGCGGCGATCCTGCGGACCAAGCTCGGTGGCGCAAGCATGGCCGGGTCTGTGTGCATCCTCGGGTTGTAGAAGGCCAAATGGGACTTATGGGAGTCCCAAGGGTCCATGAACCACGACCGCATGTCGCATATGAACTGGGCGGTCTCGTCCATGGTCTCGGTTCGCCACACCAGCACACCCGCCTTGAGGGCCAGGGTACCGATGAACTTGTCAATGTCCCGGAACATGACCACCCGGCCTCGGGCCTCATGTACCTGCTTGCCGTATACAACCTCGCTGTGGTTGCGCCACTCACTGGAGGTATTCAAGGCCCCCATGCGCTTGGCGATCTGCAGCTCGCCTGTGGTAGGGTTCGGGCGCATCCGGCCTTCAACCATCACCCAGGCAAATCCAAACTCCTTGTAAAGGTCGGGAAGCTGCTTCTCGGCGAGCCGGCCCGATGTCATACTCCCAACCAAGTCCAGTACGGCCTTGCGCTCGAAGCCAACATGGACCCGGCCTTCAGGCCCGTTGCCCTCAAAGGAGGCGTCCCCCGCAACCATCCTACGGAGTTGCGCGGGGACGCCACGAGCGCGAAATAGGCTCAGCATCTCGGCCGAGCCTTCGCGATCGTCGACTGTAATCACAGCAGATTCTCGTCTCGGGGGCCGGTAGTCACGCCGATGATGCTGACGCCCAGGCTCTTCTCCATGTTCTGGATATATTCCTCGTAGTCCGGGTTGGTGGGCATCCAGGTTGCGCCCCACAGCTCCGGGAACACGTAGTTCAGGAAGGTGAGAATCGCGTACTTGGGGCGGTCGATCTTGATAGCCCGGCGCAGATCGTCGGTACATGCCTGGTTGGAGATCCGACGCAGCTTCTTGGTGACGGTAGTCATCTCGAAATACTTGGAGATGTCGCCATAGGCAATGGGGAAGTCGGCCTCCAGCTTATCCATGACCGCCTTGGGCAGAACGGAAAGGACTTCGCTCCAATTCTCGCGTTGGGTAGGTGTCATCAGGTTGTGCGAGGTGGGGATCCCCAAGGTGGACTCCATCCTCTGCCACTCCGCGTCGAACACGAGCAGGGATTCCTGCGGGATCAAGCGACCCATACTCACATAATCCATGCGCAGGTTCCACTTACGGGCCACGTCGGACCACTTTACCTCATTAGGCAGAGGACCCGAGTTGCCCGCAACCCGGATGGGCATCGTACGGATGATGTGCATCACGTCGTACTGCAGGCCGGGGGACAGGCCGGCCTCAGCCACCCAGTTCGCCGCCGTGGTCATCCGTGACGTGGTGTAGGGGTATGGACCCTGGTGCAGGTCCAGTAGGGTTCCCTGCGTACCCTCGATCAGGATGGACTCGCCGGATGAGTGGGCGTCGTTCAGCATCATCGAAGTGTCAGTTAAGCACTTCTTCAGATCGAACGGGTGGTTGTAGTGGAACGTGTTTCGCAGATCCTTGGCTCCACGCGCCTGGATCTTGCTGATGACAGACTCGGCGCACCCCTTACCCGTGGCCCCGATGGAGGCGTGCCGATTCATCTGTGAGGCTTTGGCCTCGTGGGACACGGTGTGCATCCCGCACTTCGGGTCGATATACAGGCGGTTGGTGATGTCCTCACCTGTGATCGCGTTCACCTCGTCGATCTCGCGTAGCAGGGTGGGAAGGTGGATGTAGGCGCCGGCCCCGACCACCAGCTTGGTGTGCGGGTTGGTCCAGCCTACCGGCAGCTGCTGCATCTTGACGATGTGCTCGTTGCCCTGCTGATCCCTCTGGTAGACCGTGTGGCCCGCGTTGATGGCGCCGGTTCGGACAGCGATGTCGATGTTACGCTGCTTACCGATGGCTGAGGCAACCATGCCCTTAGCCTCGGACCCGTACTGCGCGCCCTGGATGATGAGAATGGGGACAGGATGTGCCATTAGATGACTCCTTCGTCGATGCGAGCCGCGAGCGCGATGGCGGTTGCTGCCACCTGAACCAACTCCTTCACAGCATTCTGTCTTGCGCCGATGGGGGAAATCTCGGCGGCGAACTCACCCACTTCTTCCACCAGGATGCGAAGACCCTGGTGTACCCCAGCGATGGGCTTCTTCACCTTGCGCACCCGAGCCATCTCGATGTCCACCAGGTTCCGGATGCGCTGGTTGTAGTAGGACACCGAATCCTTCTCACTGAGGCGTGCCCCAATCGCTGCCCCAATCGCCTCAGGATCAAGTGATAGAGGGTATACCGGGTTGCATCGATCATCCAACCCCACCCCGCGCGCCATCCATGTGATAAGCGCGCCGGCATAGAACATCACCGCGGCCATGTGGTCGGTACCATCGGTGGACACACGCTCACCCGCACGGAACTTCTCCAGGTGGCGCATCAGGGGAGACAGCAACCGGGTGTAGGCCCCGCCCTTCTCCCAATTGCGCTCCCCGTACTTGGTGGCGCCTTCGTCCGTAACGCGGGCGTAAGCCTCCAGGGCCTCGGGGGGCAGCAGGGCGTAGCGCAGCTTGCCCTTGTCGTCCTTGGTGATGGACTGGTCCCCAGTCCCCGTGTTATGAACGGGACAAAAGAACCCGCTACCCATGTGGCACAAGCATACTACCTCGTGACACGTGTCCTCAGGACATGTATGATGCGTACCGTCCGGGTTCCTGTGAGTCTCGAGGCTAACGTGTACCTCAGTCCCGCACCCCGCACAGTTTTTCTTCTCGATCTTGCTCGGAATGTATGGCACGTTTTCCTCCAAATGAAAGTGTAGCTCTCCGTTGAATGCGGACCCCCCACACTGCCCGCAAGGAAACGCCGGCCCCGATGCGCGGGGCCGGTACACGTGTCTTGTGCTCACCCGACCGTGGGTGCTTCTTCTGCGGGCTCGACCAGGACCGCGTCGATGTGGTTCATGGCCCGCTGCACTGCCTGGGACGCCGCGTCCTTCATGGTGGACGCGTTGGCCCCAGTCTTGTACTCGTCTCGGGCCACGATGGCCTGGCCGGATCCTTCCGGACCCTGCACCGACTTGAACTCGATCATCTCGACCGTCACCGTGACCCCGAACATGGTCTCCACACGGTTCCCGCTACCCAGGATTGGAACCTTGCCACCGAATAGTCTGTTGCTGCTCACGCTCTACCTCCTATACTTTCTCTGGCCAATGCCAGGTTCCAGGCCGCTTGGTTTCCTCGTCGTTCGGCAAGTTCTGGTTGAAGAAGAACCCTGACGGATTCAGCACACAAACCGAGGCAAGCAAGGCGGTGCGACCATCCGTCGGGACTTCTGTTACCACTGCCGCACGACACACACCTTGGGGAAACTCCCCTCCAGGGGTGCCGTAGGCGACGTAGTGCACGATACGACCTACGCTAGGGGCATACGTCATACTACCTCCAATCCGATTCGTCGTTATCGAAGATGTCCGAGGCGATCCTCGGGAACGTGATAGCCTCGTCTGTGTACTCCATGCCGATTACGCCCGCGTTGTGTCGCGAGTCGTTGATGGTGGCGGTAAAGGTGGGGGGCCTCCCGGTACGCCCCATCCAGATTTCGCCCTGGGTGAGGTAGCCCTTGTCCTTGTACCCCGCCACTTCCATCTCACCCGACGGCTTAGGCTTCTCCTTGCCGTCGACCACGACCGTGTCCCACCTTTCCTTGATGGCGTTGATCATCACCAAGTTGATGTCGGAGTTGAACGCCTTGCGCACCAGGTTCCGGTATTGGGCGTTCACTACCGAGTAGAACTGGGGCTTGGCGGTCAGCTTGCCCCATTCCTTGAGCCTGATCACTTCCCACAGCTCGTCGGCCCGGTCCCACAGGACCGAGCGGATGCCGCTCTCGATCAGCTCCTCGAAGTCAGACGACCACTCCTCCCATACCGGCCCGGCAGCCTTGAGGAGCTGAGCCTCGGTCATGTTGTCCTGGTCAAAGGTGTAATCCCTGACCCCGACTACGGCCGAGCGGTTCTTGTGCTTCTCAATTACACCCTCCAGACCGGTGTCGAAGCTTTGCACTGCAAGAGGGCCGGGCATCCACAGACCCAACTCGGTCTTGCCCGTCTTCTGCGGGCCAACCACGCTCAGGATTATGCGCTGCTTGGGAGACTTCGCCGGTGGAGCAAACCCTCCCGGCAGCTTGAACTTGCTCGCGACTGGTGCGGCTTTCGCCATTTCGGTTCTCCTTGAGTGCTAAGATCAGGACTATAGTGGAGATCTCCTTGATGGCGATGTAGCAGGCCAGGAGGCATCCCCACACCATCAATACCTGCAACATCAGATCGTCACTTGGTCCCATCGGGCGCCTTTACATCGTAGACGTCGCTCCACCGATCGGAATTCACCACCGTTGGGCTCTTCACTAACAGGATTTTCCCATCCTTGGTGCGGATGATGTCCATGATCTCATAGGTGCGACCCATCGGGGCTCCCTGCTCCGTGAACTCCAAGACCAGGATCTGTACCGGGGCCTGAGCCGGCTTGCGGTTCTTGAGCGATTGGCGCAGCTGTGCCAAGTAGAACATGTCCATACTCCCTTGCTATTATCAAAACCCCGTTTTCAATTTCCTCAGGAACCTGCATCCCAGGACCGGGACAACTGATTGGCGTACCCCCGCAACATGAACAATCGTCTATGGTTGTATAAGGACACCCTTTATGCGGCCACACTTTCCACGGATGAGCCTCACACACCATCAGGCGACCCATGAGCACGTGATCCTTCAGATATTCGATCATCGCTCCCTCTTGGGCTTCTTACCCTCTTTGTTCATTAGATCCCGGTGCCTCAGGACCATATCCCAGTTCTCATCCAAATCGCGCTGGGTGTAGCTCACCTCCACCCTGCGCCCGAAGGGTTCCATAGGCTTGTAATCCCCGTTGATGAAAAGGACAAAGAACTCCGCGAGATTGGTCTTAGATGCGCGGCAGTAGGATTTATTCGAAATCAACCACTCCCCGAAGTCATCCTCAAACGCATCCAGGCGACGCGCGCTGCGCCATGTGGCCTTGTACTCCTCCTCCACCCAATTCTTTAATGGATTGCCCTTTCGGTCCTGAACCCGCAGCCCGTCAGGGGTCATGAAGATTCCGTCCGACTCCAACTCGGGCTGCCGGATCACACCATCAAACTGGGAGCGGGTAGTCAGGCGCCGTTCGCGCCAAACCATCTCGACCACTACTTCCCAGATGAAGCCGGTCTCCCACCGCATCTTGACAGTCTGCTGCTCATCTTCATCCAGGACCCCGAAAGCCTTCCGCTTGCTGTTGTGCTTGACACGATTAATCATGTCGCCAACAATCTCGGATAGGTGCCAACCTGGGGACCGGGGCTGGGGGTTCAGCAGTTCGGCACCTACACCCCCCTGCACAAGCGAGATGTCGATGTCGAACGGGTAGATGGAGTATTCCATGGGATTCCCTCGTTTAGTGCCCCCGACCCGAACTGTAGGCCGGGCCTCCTCGAAGCCGCGACTGGCCGGGGGCACTAAACGAGGGGCGGGATGTATAGTCCCGCCCCACGCCTCACGCCGCTAGTCCTTCTTCGAGACGGTGGTCCCGTCGTAGTCGTACGGGGCGCCTTCGCGCCCGAGGAAATCGTCATCCAGTAGAGCCACGATCTCCTTGACGTTGGGGTCCTTCTTGAGGGCCTGAAAGACCGCCGTCGTGATCTTGGTCTTCTTGATGAGAGCGTTTTCCTCCAGGAGGGCGAGGATGGCCTCGTCGGCCTTCTCGTGCAGGGGGTCGACCTTGGCCTTGCCCTTGCCGGCAGCGGGAGCCGCCGTCTTGCCCTTCGCGCCCTTCGCGGGGGCCTCGTCTTCGCCCTTGATGCTGACCACGGCCAGATACTGCGCGTCTTCCTTCGCGTTCTTGATGCCCGAGCCGCGCTTGGGTTGCGCCCTACGAGCAACGTGGCACTTCATGCCGTCGAAGATCGTGATGTCGTCCTCGATCAGGTTGTCGTCGTAGCCGGCCTCGACGATGGACCGGATGAACAGACCGAAGTTCGACGACTTCGAGACCTTGACTTCTTCACCCTTCTTGACAGGTTCGAGCGTTTTGCCGTCCTTCGAGGGCTTGATCTTCGCGGCGTCGCCGGCCGAGAAGTGCTGGACGTTGATGTCGCCGTCCTCCTCCGACCAGTCATCGGTCCAGGGCTGGAACTCGACGCGCAGGGCTGGCACGTCGTTGGCGATGGAGCCCTCGTAGTCCCACATCACGAAGCCGATGTTCTTGATTTCCACATTGCGATCGTCAAGCAGACCGCCTTGGGTCTGATCCGCTACTTTGAAGCTCACCATGATTGGTACTTCCTCCGTTCCAGGTAGACAACAGGGTACTATGGTACCACAGGCCCTGGTAGCCTGTCAATACCAGCATCACTAGGAAGAGTGTACGATAGCGTGTGTACGAGGGAACAGGCCCTTGATCAGGTTGTCCACTTCAATGGCGTACTGCCTGATCTCGAACTGAGCCCGAGGGTCGTTGCGCAGGCCCAAGAACCAGAGCCAGTTCCTCAGGTTCGCAGAGGCCCGCATACGGGAGTATCGCGCCACAGGAAGAGGAAGGCGAGCAAGCTCCTTCGGGACCCCGAGCTGTAACCCAAGCTGGTAGTGCTCCTCGATCCTGAAGTAGATGCGTTGCAGCTCATCCAACCACTCCTGAGCGTGTACCGACTCCAACACCTTTCCCGGTAGGGCCTGGGCCTGCTTGTTCATACCCCCGTCCATCAACAACCTCCCGACGGTGGGGATATAGTCCTGCGTAGGAATTTGGGTGTACCGAGCCGACATCTCGTTGTAAGACTGGGTGCGGTGCCGATGCCACTCACGTAAAACGAAGATGGGGGCCTGCACCTCGATTGTCACGCCACCCATCTCGAAGGGGGTGTGGTGCTTGTTCTCCCATAGGAAGCGTAGAAGCTTCTCATCTCCCGCCTGAAACTTCTCGTTCACAACGTGCGCCCCTCCGCGCCCAGTGGGGCACCGAGTGTCGGGCAGCCTTCCTGTGAGGCTGGTAACATCACAGTACAAACACTTGAGGATTCCCCAGCCCTTGAACCCCTTACCGGTGCTCTGCCGGGCGGCTTCGATGATGCGCTCGTCTGACCCCCAGGACTCGACGAGCTTGACGTAGCCATGGTCTAGAACAGACTTCATTGTGACAGCCTTCCCTTTACATCCTCGATGTTCTTGATGACCCGATCCAAGTACCATCTCGCCTTCTTCAGATCGGAAAGGCGCGTGCCCTTAAGCCCCGATCGGCAGATGTACTTGACGGCGTTGCCCAGGCAAAAGCCTAGGTCCCAGGCCTCGATCACCTTGATGGCCTCGTAGGTGGTGTCGCCGCCGTAATGAGGCGGGTGATCCACTCCGTCGTCGCCCGTCACGTGGCTGGGTGTGGCCATTATCTTCTTCCCCTTTCTATTGGTTTTGGTGGTATGTCCTCACATCTGAACGCTTCGTGGAAGCTCTTCGGGATGAACTTCCCGGCCTTCTTGTAGAACCACTGGATGTGATCATCGATGATGAATATCTCGCACCAGTCGTCCTCAGCCCGCATCCCGCGCCCCGCCGATTGTACCAGTTCTATCGCCGCGAGGTAGTTTTGGAGCGTTGGGTCCTTCCGGCACCTTTCGCGCATGATCGCGCTCTGCGTGCTTGGGAACGGGACTTTCGCAATGATGATGTACTCGCAGTCTTCGTACGGCAGATCCACTCCGGTGGAGATGGAAGGTGAGACGAGGACCTTAGGCGCCCTTGCTCGTCGGAATGCATCGAGGGCATCTTCTGTGCCTCGCCGCGCGTGGTCGAGCATGACATTAGCATGTCGGGAATTGAGTAGGATGAACTGCTGTCGGTTGTAGCTAACCGGGAGTATGATTCCCTTACGATCCAGACGCCTTCCGACAATTTGATCGATTCGGTCACGCCACCTTGCAAGAGAGTCCTCATCTGATCGGAAGTCAACACGAGCAGTGGGAATCCACACAATCGGGCGACGTACAACGGGAAACGACGAGGGGTACTCCACAAACAGACGATCGTCGGCGGGGATACCAAGTAGGTCAAGGGTCTTGGGACGTAGTGTGGCTGAAACGAGGACAACCTTCTTGATTCCACGGAACAGAACCCCCTCGGCGAAGTTGGATGGGTCTACGGGGTCGAATCTCTTGTGGGTAGTGCGGTTGCGCTTCCCTCTGACTTCGATGTCGTCGTGGACCCACCCGGCGCTGGCCCTGGACAGGCGGTCCATCTTCATCGCTAGGGTTTTGACCTTGCAAGATTCCTCAATGAAGCGCGATTCCCCATCCCTCACTGCCCCGGTAAGGGTATTGAGCCGGATCTCGAGCCTGATTTTCCACCCGAGGCCCCAGGAGGCCCAATCATCCAAGTCCCTGAACCCTACAGGCCGATCCACTAGGTAATCGAAGTCATCCTCTGTGAACTCAAATCCCAAGAAGCTGGCCAGGTGTTCGGGGGCGGCATGCGCCTCATCCAGGATGAGGGTGTCGAAGTGCCCCAGCCCCTCACCGTATTGATGAATGCTCATCCAATAACTGTAGTTGGTGATCACCACGTGGGTCTTGTTGGAGGCGGCGAGCCGGTAGGCGTCGTAATAGTGGCACCCGTTTTCCTTGTAGTCACAGTGCACCCCGAAGTGGCACGGGGCCTGATCCACGGTCATCTGGCGCGGCTTGGGCTTGCGCTCCTCCTCCAGCCTGCACGGGAAGTTGGATTGGCCCCGGATCTCCTCAAGCCCGGCGCGCTTGAAGTCCCGGAAAACCTGGTCGGCCTGTGCCTTGGTAGAGGTAAGGACAGCGGTACGGCCCCCCGTTAGGAGGGCCGCACCCATGTACATCGCAGTTTTTCCGGAGCCGGTTGGGGCACAGATCCCGGTAAACCGGGTTTCAGATGTGGCGATCTCCATCAACGCATCGTACTGACGAGGACGCCACACGGAGAACTTCTTGGGTAGACCGAGATCTGATGGCTTCATCAGTCGACGAGGGCCGGTACACCGGCTTGGCACACCACAAACATGCTATCCGAGACGACGGTCTCCGTCCGATACATACGACACGCACCGTCGTCGCTGGTGGCTACAAGATCGATGCGATAGTGCTCCCCAACTGGGTATCGTGGACCCCGCAGATCACATCCTGCAAACAACAGGACCACTAAGGCCAGGACCGCGCTCCTCTTCATAATCGTACCCCCAACTCCATCAGGTGCGGTACGGCCTCGGCGAGGTAGTGGAACGGTATCTTCTCTGTACATTCGTCGTGCGGGGAAGGCATCCCGTGGGTGATACAGACCGTATCAGGGTCCCCAACCAGGACCATGATCTCGTGGATCAAATGATCCATAGCCTCAGGCGTGGTCATCCTAATCCTACAGATGCCAAGGCTTCTCTTGTCGTGGTTGACGATAGCCAACCGGATGGCGTGCAGCTTCTCCTCAGGGTTCACGGGATCGGTATCCCCTCGGGCTCCCAGACGTCTTTGGCCACCACCATCGGTCGGACCGAGACGAAGGTAGCCGGCCTGTCGGTGTTGGTGCCGGGCCTGGTGGTACGCTCCACGCACCACTTCTTGCCCAAGATCTCGGCCCGCTCTTCGTTCGCGGCCTCGATGATCACTTCGTGCACCGCGAAATCGCGGTAGCTCAGAATCCAGAACATCTGCTCCTCCTAGTATTTGGTATCGTACTTGTTGTTTTCCTTGGTGATCATCTCCACCATCTGACTCAAGGATTGAGTAGCGTACTTCAGGTTCTCGGATGCGGCCTCGGCTGCGCGCGCAAGGCGGATCAGCGTCAGCGAAATCGCGATACCGAGCCCCATGGTCACACCAGAGGCTATTGCCCAATACATCTCCATTTTTACCCTCCTACCATACCCCCGATAAACCGCCAAAGTTCGGACCACCTATCCCAACCACTCCGGGAGTGAGCGTGTGACCTTGGAATCTAACGCCCCCTTTTCGATGTTCGGGGGTATGGTACGAGAGGCGAGGCGGCTCACGCCGCCCCGCGCGCACGCTACTTCTTGAAGATCTTGCGGATCCCCTCCCTCAGGAGGGTCCAGCCGGTCTTGTCGTCCAGCACCTTGAGGGTGCTCTCGGCCTTCAGCTTGTCGAACCGGACGTCGCCCAACTCCCTCTCCAAGTCGGAGATCTTGTTGCGCAGGACGGCCCGCTCGCGCTGTAGCATGCGGCGGCTCTCGGGAACCGAGGGGGAGCGCTGCCCGTCCTTCATCCCGTAGTTCATGTCCATCTTCGTATCCTCGCCCCGCTTGGGGGGTGTCATCGCGCGAGAATTGCGGCCGACCCGCGTCGCGCGTCTGTGGCTCGAACCCGTACGCAACGAGCGCACGGCACGTCCTCCACTCATCGGAACGGCTGCGGTGCTCACTGCTTGCTCTGGTGCTCGGGGTGCAGGTTGGCCTCGTTCGCGGCTTCGATCTTGTCCATCACCGCCTGGGTCTCCTCCTTGGTGGGGAGGTTGCCGGAAAGGTCCCCGCTCACCACGTTGCCCCTCATCCCGCGAGGCGGTTCCTCACCTTTCACCATCCCCGGAAGGTCGTCGAGGTTGATGACGTTGACCGGTCCACCGAACACCTTGGACAGCTCCTCGACCAGCTTCTCCGGATCCAGCCTCTGTTCCGGATTCGCCGCTCGGCGCGCATCCGACTCCACCGCCGCGAGGAAGCCCTTGAGGTTCTTCTCCTGAACCTCGACGGAGGCCGAGAGGATGGCATCCTTGATTGATAACATGTCCACCGCCTCGACGACGAAATCGACCCCCTCCTTGGTCTTGGGCAGGATCTTCATGAGGCCGGGCAGGTTGTCCTGAAAGAACAGCTCATACGCCTTGACGATGGCCATCAGGCGCATCACGTCACGCGCCCTCTCGCGATCCTTGTCGACGCCGGTGGCCACCAGCTCCCCGATCACCTGCTTGCCGATGTCGACGACCGAGACGCGCCTCGGGGAGTCCAGATTCCCGAGAATGCCCTTGACCACCCCACCTTCCGCCGCATCCAACTTGTTACAGATTTCGCACATCCTAGTGTCTCCTTGGAAATACTTCATCCTTTGATTTGGGGGACCATCTAAGGTCCCCCACGACTCCGGGAGCGAAGCCGACGGCGCCCTTCTACTTCTTGAAGTGGGCCTTCAGCGCCGCCTTGACGGCCGGGACGTCCTTGAGCTGCAGGCGCACGAACTTCGGCAATTCGCTGTGTTCCATCTTCCCGTTCACGACCTTCTTGAGCCACCCGT